GTTCAGGGCATCGACCCGAGCTGAATGACACAGGCTGCGCAGCGGCCCAGACGCCGGCGACGGTCGCGTTGTCCTCGAGCGCCACGACGACCATGTCGCCGATGGCGATGGTCCGGAGCAGCGTCCCGTCGCGGTCGTGCAGGAGCAGCGGGTCGCTCGAGGCCGAGTCGTTGAATACGTAATGCTTGGGCGCGCCGACCCAGCGGTGCGCGGTGGCGTCGCCCAGGCGGACGACCGCGGCCGCGCCGGTTGTCTCGACCGTGATGACGCGGTCACGCCTGGGCCAGAGCTGCATGACCTCGGCCGCGCCGAGCTCGGCGTTGCGGGCGTCGCCGTAGTGGTCTCGCTCGAGGACGGTCATGGTCAGAAGGCGAGCCACTGCCGGAGGGATGGGGCGTCGGTGACGCTCGAGTCGAAGTAGCTAGTGCCGTTGCCCGTGCGAATCTTGACCCGCTTGCTTCCTCCTCCGAACCCGGCTTGCCAGTGATAGTGCGCGACAAAGCGATCCGTTGCGCTTGGCGAGCTCCAGGCCGTAGCCGGGACAGCGTAGACGTAGGTGCCGGCAACGATGAACGCCTGCGAAGGCGACCCGCCTCCCGATTGCAGGACGGTCTCGCCATCCGCGCTGACGCGATACATCGCTGCGAGCGAAGACGCAACGCCCGACCCGAACACATCCTCTTTTACGTCGATCGTCAGCGTGTGCCCGGCGTCGTTCCACTGGTTCGTGCCTGGCTCGCCGACAGGCGTAAACCATCCGACATTGGCCGACGACCCCGCCCCCAGGATCTCAGTGTATTCGCCCTCCGCAACGGTAACGGTACTGAGCAAGAGGTCATCATTGAACGTGCCGTTCCACGGCGGGGGCACGGTCGTCACGCCGCTGCTCGCGTCGGTGAGGTAGAAGCGCTCGATGGCGGTGTCGTTGGTCTGGCTGCCGAGGACGATGGTGATGCCGTCGTCGGTGCCGATGGTGGCGACCAGGTTGGCGGCGTGGTCGCGAACCTCGATCGTGTTGACCAGCGAATGATTGAAGATGAACCAGTGCGGGCCGCCGTGGGGGATGTCCTGCCCGCTGGCCTTGGTCGGGTCTGGCAGCAGCAGGTCGGTCACGCCGTCGGTGGCGCGCACCCGCACGGAGACGTGGGCCCGGGAGAGCTGAACGTCGGCGCCGCTGAGGTCCTCGATGTCGAGGTTCCCGCCGGCGTAGGTGTCTTCGAAGGCGACGAGCTCGTCTCGGATCTCGACGACGGGGATCTGGCCGATGTTGCCGTTCTCGAAGCCGTCGATGGTCGCCTGGAGCCCTCGGTCGGCCTCCTCGCCAAACCGGCACGGCCAGTGCATCTCAAAGCCGGCGGTGATCGTCACGCCGCCGGCAGGGGCAACCGCGAACGTGATGACTCCGGTGGTCCCGTCGATCGTGTAGTCGACGCCCTCAGTCTGCGCGGCAGCGTCGAGCGCGACCAGCACGGTGCTGGCAACCGGCTTGGTGATGGTCGACACGCCCTCGGAAGGGCCCTCGGGGTAGGTCTTGCGGAGCTGGTATTGCAGCTCGACGCCGTCGCCCTGCTCGATGACCTGGTCAAGCGCGGTGGGCGCGTCGCGGCCGTTGAGCGCGCTGGTGAAGTCGAGCGGGTCTTTGTAGCGGAAGCCGAAGAGCGCGCCGGTGCGGGCCTGGAAGAAGGTCTGCAAGAGCGCCAGGTTGTCGAGGGTCTTCAGCCCCCAGGCAACGTCGTAGACGCGGCGCGGAGACTCCCAGCGGCCGACTCTCTCCTCGTGCCCTGAGCTCTGCTCGACGATGCCGGTGCTGAACCCGGGCCCGCCACGAGAGCCGTAGGAGATGATGGTCGGGAAGAGGGTCTCATGTACGGCCATGCGCTAGAGCCTCGCGGTGCGCCGCGCCTGCGCTGCGGCCTGGCGGCCAGACTTGCGGAAGCTGTCGGCGTCGGGGGTGATGATGGTGGTGTTGTTGGTGATGGTGGTGCCGCCGCCGGCGCCGCCAGCGACCTCGACGCCGAGCCTACCACCACGCCCTCGGCGCAGCGGCAGGATGCCCTCCGGCTCCTTCTCGGCGAACGTGGTGAGCGCACCGTTGGCCAGCTGCGCGATGCCTGGGCGATCGAGGATGCCGCCGGACTGGAGCTGGCCGACCTTCTGCCCGGACGTGTCGAAGGCGTTGCCCTTGGCCGACCCGAAGACGTTGCCCGGGGTGCTGAAAGCCCCGCTGAGCGCGCCGACTCCCGATTGAATCCCGCCGGAGATCAACGCGGTCAGCGGCTGGAGCGCAAACTGCTGGAGCAGCTGCTGCTGCAAGGCCTGGAAGAAGGCGCGCGCCGCATCCTTGGCCGTGCTCGCCCCGCTGGCGTAATCCGCGAGCGAGCTGACGAGGGATTGCGCGGCCTGGTCGGCCTGCTCCTGGACGACGCGCCCGCTGTCGATCTCCTGGCGCAGGGCGAGCATGCCCTCGCGCGCCTCGGCGCTGATCTCGATCTCGCCCTGCTGCTCGATGGCCGTGAGCTGGCGCTCGAGGCGCAGCTTGTTCAAGGCCGCGGCGTTGAGGCCGACCTCCTCCCGCTCCTCGAGGAGCCCTGCGTTGACGGCGGCCAGGCTCTGGCGTCCATCCTCCTGCTTGCTGACGAGCTTCTCCTCGGCATCCCCGAGGATCTCGAGGGCCCGCGCGAGCGTGCTGGCCTCCGAGCGGACGCTGCTCAGGTCGACGCCGGCGGCTTGCAGCGCGTCGCTGAGCTGGTCGGTGGCGCTCTTGAGGCGGGCCGATGGGTCGGTGAGCGCGCCCTCGAGGTCGATGTCCGCGATGGCGTCGCGCACTTCCTGGAGCCGGTCGACGACGTTGGTGCCGAGCGCCTCCTCGACCTCCCCTCCGGCATCGCCGGCCACTTCGCCCAGGCTGCGGATGCGGTCGTTGATGAGGTCGAGAATGCCGGTGGTACGCACGCGCGCCAGGTCGAAGCGCGACTCAAACTGGTTCAGGATCTCGTCGGGATCGAGGTCGGGGAGCACGAGGCCGCCGACGCCCATCCCGGACGAGATGCCGCGCGCCCGGGTGAGGCCCTCGATGAAGGCGTCGATGTCCGCGCCGAAGAGGCCGCCCTCGTCGTCGAATGCCGCGCGCAACGTCTTGCGGAGGCCCTGGGCCTCGGCCGGAGTGATGAGGTCATCGGCGGCTGCGTCCGCGAAGGCGTTGCGGACCTCGAGGCGCGCTGCCCCGGCGAGGAAGTCGATGTCACTCTGCTCGAGGCCCAGGCCGAGAGCCTTGGCGATGTCTGTCGTGGCTCCCGACTCGCCGAGCTTCTCGATCTGCAACCTCAGCTTTTCAGCCTGGTCGTTGAGGATGCCGATGTCTGCCGCGATGCCCTTGACGACGCCCTCGGTGTCGCCGAGCTCTGCCGCCTGGGCGACGGCGGCCCGGTTCTCGGCCAGCCTTTGGAGAGCATCGTCGAGATCCGACACGCCCGCCCCGACGCCCTCGAGGGTCTTCTCGAGCTTCTCGGCCTCGGTGCCCATGTCGACGAAGGCCGCGGCCGCCAGGCCTGCGGCCGTGATGACCAGGCCGGCCGGGCTGGAGAGCGCCGCGAAGGCCCGGCCGAGCGCGCTCACGCGAGTCGCTGCGCCGGTGGCCACGCTGAGGCCGTTGGTCGCAGCCGTGGCCGCTATGAGGCTCCTGGTGAGGCCCAAGAGGAAGGTGCCGGCGCGGATCGCAGCGAAGGCCGCGAGTGCGCCGGCTGCGAACTTGATGCTCGTGGCCAGCACGGCAGCAGCCGCGCTCGCCTCCTGCCCCTCGACCTCGATGCCGGACAGCACGCGCAGCGTGTCGGTCGCGACCACGGTTACAGACCGGAACGCGCCGCCCAGGCCGCCGTCGCCGAGCGCAAGCACGAGCTCGGTGGCCGCGCTCGTGAGCGCCTTGAACGACCCGACCAGCGTGTCGTCCTGGAGATCGGCGATTTCCTTGGCCTCGCCTGCGTAGGCCTCGGTGGCCTCCTCGAGCTCGCGGACGCGGTCGACCGACTGGCTCAGGATGATCGCCGTGGCCGCGGTGCGCGCCCCGAAGATGCGGCCCAGGTCGCTCGCCTTGGCCTGGGCGGCCCCGAGCCGCCCGAAGATCGTGATGATGTCGTTGGTCTCGGGACTGAGCGACTCGATCGTGAGCCCGAGGTCGTGGATGGTGTCCCGAGCTCGCTCGGTCGGGTCCGCCAGCTTGAGCAACGCCGTGCGCAACCCGGTGCCGGCGAGCGTGCCCTGGATGCCGCGGTCTCCCAGCACGCCGAGCGCGGCCGATGTCTGCTCGACGGTGTTCCCAAAGGCACCGGCGATGGGTCCGGCGAACTTGAGCGCCTCGCTCAGCTGCAAGATGTTTGTGTTGGCGCGGTTGCTGACGATGACCAGGGCGTCAACGACCTCGACGGTGCGATCGGCGTCCAGGCTGAACTGGCTGACGACGTTGGACGCGATGTCGGCGGCCTTGCCCAGGTCGATCATCCCGACTTGCGCCAGGTTGAGCGTGGCACCAATGGCGGCCATGGACTCGTCGGCGTCGAACCCGGCGCGCGCCAGGAACGTCAGCCCCTCAGACGCCTCGAGGGCCGAGAAGCGCGTCGTGGCCCCGAGCGTGCGCGCCGTGTTGGTGAGGTCCTCGAGCTGGCTCTCGGACGCACGCGCGACGGCGCCCAGGGTGACGATGGACTCCTCGAACTTGCCGATGATCCTGGCGACCTGGCGGATGGCGACGCCGGCGCCGATTGCTCCGACCAGCCCCCGGACCGCGGTGCCTGCCGACTTCGCCGACTTGGTGACCGTGCCGGCCGCACGGTTGAACTCACGGGCTCCCGAGCGAGCTCCGCGCGCGTCGATCCCGAGCCTCAGCGTGGGCATTGGACACTCCCTTTCCGGCTACCGTTTGAGCCTTCGATCGTTCCCCACTCGACCAGGTGCGCCAGGTGTCCTCGAGCCCCAGGACGTCGTCGAACAACGCGCGCCTGCGCTCGAGAGCCCGGACGCCCATAAGCTCGCACCAGTCGCGTAGCTGCCCGATCCCGATGCGTTGCTCGGGCCCGTCGAGCGTCGCGCGCAGGCAGCGCCAGGCGTCGAGCGTGTCCGCCTGGAGCCAGTCGATCTCGGGCTTGGCGTCGTAGCCCTCGACCTTGTGGCGCTTCGACACGCGCTTCCAGAAGTCGCGGTCGCGCTGCGTTCGGTTCCATTTGAGCTCCCAGGACAGGAGCCCAGTCAGTTTCCCCGGGCGGTATCCGCGGCGTTCTTGCGAAAGGTCGCCTCGGCCATCGTGAGCTCGAGCATGTCGTCATAGAAGGGGAGCTCCCGGTCCATGAAGGACGCATACGCGGCCTCCCAGTGGTAGGGGACCTCGGGGCTGTCGGCGTCGTCGGTCTCGGTGACGCCCGACCAGTCCTTGAGCAGCGTCTTGGCCATCGCCTCGGCGTTGATCTCGCGCAGCACGCCCTCGTCTTCATGCGATGGAGCCGGGAGCCCCGCTGCTTCGGCGGCCCTCTTCGCGTCGTTGAGGGCCTGAATCTCAGGCTGGCGCGCGAGTGACAGCTCCTTCAGGAGCTCGGTGTGCTCAGGGTTTCCCCAGCGAGCGACTTGCACGCGGATCCCGCGCGCCTTCGCGTAGTCCTTCCAGACGCCACTTCTCTCGGCGTCGCGGTCGATTCGGGTTCTGTTCAAACTGGGCATGGGTGGGTGCGTTCCTTGCAGGGGGGCTTGAGGCGGTGCTGCTTACGCGACCGGGATTGCCGTGGTGCGGTAGACCCGGAAGGTGCGGTCGGTCAGCGTCTCGCGGTTCGCAGCCCACGACAGCGTGCCGAGCACGTCGTCATCGCCCTGCGGTGCGTTGCGCTGGCCGTCGTCGAAGTTGATGTCGCCGATGTCGAACCAGTACCCCTGGCCATCCGCGTCTGCCATGACGATCGCGAGGCGGCTGCCGGTGAAGTCGAGGTATCGGTCGTAGATGACCTCGCGCCCAGCGGAGTAGTAGAACTCCAGGCTGCCAGAGAGCGCGAGCGTGCTGACGCCGAGGTCGTTGGGCCCGAGCGTGCCGATGATGTTGCGCTCGCGCAGGCCGTTCGCCAGGGCGAGGGACACGTCGCGCAGCTCGATGACCTCGCCGTTCTCGAGGATGCCCTGGACGTTGTCTACGCCGCTGTACGGCTTGAACGCGGGCGCCGTGGTGACGGTCGCTCCGGCGATGTCGACGCTGCTCTCGTTCTTGCCGAGCCATGTGAAGTTACTCTCGACGTTGCCCTGCGCCCCGACCTGCATGTTCCAGGCGTCGATGGCCAGGCCCGTGAAGACCGAGACGGTGCCGATGTCGAGGTAGCGCCGGCGGATCGTGTGCGACCGGCAGACCACGCCGTTCTCGGCATAGCTCGGAATGTCGAAGTCGACGCCCGAGCCGCCTGGGTTGGCCTCGTCGACGAGCGTGGTGAGGCCTTCCACCCTGAGCTCGTCGTTCTCGGTCGTCGGGCTGTCGCTGTGCTCGACTGCCACGACGCGGAAGAGCCCGTTGTTGGCCGGGGTGGCGAAGGCGTTGACCTTGCCGACCTGGACGACGTCGCCCGGGGCCAGGCCGAGGAATGCGTCGTCTCCACCACCGATGAAGCCCTTGACGACGGGTGCGTTCGTGAGGTCTCCGACGGCGACCGTCAAGTTGCCGGCGGCGATCGACTGATCCGCCGTCCAGACGGAAGAGAGCAGCGCCGTCTCGATGAGGGTGTCGAGAGCGGAGTAGCTCAAGAGGTGGTTGGTGTCGCCGCCGGCGTTGACGTTGGTGCGGGTGATGAAGCCGGGCTGACGGTCGCCGCGCAGCTCGTTCTCGCGGTCGGTGGACGTGTTCTGCTTGAGGGTCTCGCCGGTGGTGCGCAAGGCCTCCATCGCGGGCGTGACGGGGGTGACGCCAAAGGACGCCTCGGGGACGATCTCGAGGGCGACCAGGCTGGTATCGGCGCTGATTCCGAAAGGCATGGTTGGGCTCCTGGGCTCAGGTGGTTACGACGGTCCCTTGCCACGGAATCGTGACCTGGACCTGGTAGTAAGGGCCGGCCCGGCCCAGGCGCTCGAGGTTGGACGCCTCGAGTAGGACTCCATCCTGCCGGACCGAGGACATCGAATCGACGACCAGGTCGCCAAGTGCGACCGCTGGCTGGTCGCCTTCTCCGATGGGGACCATGAGGTCGACGATCGTGACCCCTGGCCGAGAGTGGCTCTCGACGCCCCTTTCCAGGCGGATACGTTCGCCTGGCAGGTGCACCACGGCCGCGTGCAGGGCGTGGGGCGGCTCGAATCTGATGTTGGGCCAGCCGACCATGACGCCGGCCCCGTCGAAGACCTCGGCCCAGAGCCGGGCCTCGATCATGGCGAAGACGTCCTCGAGCTCGGCCTCGCCCTCGCTTGCCCCTGCTGGCCGATCTCGTGTCTCGAAGACGTGGAAGGGACAGCGGACCTCGATGGTGTACCAGGCGCCTTCGCGGCCCAGGACCTCGGAGGTCGCCGCGGCCCATTGGATACTGCTCGAGATCGCGGTGGTGAAGGCCGCCTCGATGCGGCGAGCGAGATCCGTTGCGACTCCCCAGGACGAGTCGATGGGGACATGCACGCGGGCCTCGAGCCAGCCGTCCTTGCGCCAGACGACACGCCGGCCGCTCGTGGCGACCTGGGCGTTGGCCCCGGTGACGATGTCGACCTCGCAATGCACGCCGTCGGGGCGCAGCGGGACGCCGGAGCCGTCGACCTCGAGCTCGTTGCTGTAGACGACCGGCAGAACGCTCGGATACGGGGCCACGACCTCAATCTCGAAGCGCGTGCGCGCAATGACGCCGATGCTCTCAAAGCAGCCCTGGCCCGACGGCTCGGCGAGGCCGGAGACGGTCGCCAGCCCGAAGACGGCGCCCTCGAGCTCGCCCTGGGCCGTGAGTGTGCCGACGACGACGGCGAAGCCCAGGGCGCGCTCGAGGGCGCCGTCTGCGGGCTGGCGACCGTCTCCGGCCTCGCCG